CAGACTCTTCGCATCGAACCACCAGACCTTGCCGCTCTCTTCGAAGGCGAAATACTCCAGCGGATGCTGACGGTCTTTCGACTCGCAGGTAAAGACATCTTCATCATTTGCGAGGCCCGTTCGACGCAAGACCCCGGGACCTGCCAGGGCAAGCCGCCTCCGAAGCAGCCACCCTCGCACAAGGGCCTGGACAGTCGGCAAGCGGGTCGTCCGATGCAACGATGCCCATATCTGAGGGGTCTTCATTCGGGCATGTCGACCGCACATGCTGTGTCCTTTGAGGGCCAGAGCAAGACACTGGTCCTTGGAGCCTTTCTTTCGCACCGAGGCACATCGGTTCATTCTATATGTCTTCGGCACAGAGTTCTTGAAAGTGGAAGTATGCAGTCAAAACGGATTTACGGTTTGGCTACGCTATTCCAGTACACCCAGCAGCAAGATGTCCACCAACGCAATCGTTCCTCAGAATACCCTCGACGTGTCCAAGGTCTCCTTCGGCGATGTCCGCATGAACAAGGCGGGCGGCAAGAGCATCCCCATCAAGTACAACGGCCAGAACCTCCAGATTCGACTCGAGAAGGCGACCTACCCGATGGGAGTCAATGTGCGTGAGAATGAGAACGGCACGACCTACACGATGAGCCTCAGCCTTCGCAACTGCGACGCCTACGCCAAGGAGCGTGCCGGCGCAGAGGCGGGAAGCACCGGAACCCTCTACAACTTCCTCCTCGACCTCCAGGAGCAGGTCCTCCAGCACATGGCCAGGAACGCCAAGAAGGTGTTCGGCAAGGACCGCTCCCTCGAGGTTCTCCGGGACACCATGAAGGCCTTCCTCTCTCCCTCGGTGGAGAAGGTCAACGGCGAGTGGGTTCCCACGGGCAAGTATCCGCCCAGCCTCAAGATGAAGGTCCCTGTCTACGGTGGTGATGTCGCAATGGACGTGACGGACCACCAGGGCAAGCGTGTCGAGCTCGACCTCGACAACCTCACCGCAGTCTTCCCCAAGCGCTGCGAGGCCAGCATCGTCGTCTCGCCCAGCATCTACGTGACGGGCACTGGCTTCGGCGTCACCTGGCGTATCACCTTCGCCAAGGTCAGCCCTCCTCAGCGCCTCACGGCTGCCGACGTCTTCAAGGACGAGATTGAGGAGGAGTCTGCGGCGCCTCAGCAGCAGCAGACCCAGCAGGAGACTCAGTTTCAGGAGGAGGCACCTGTGGCTGAGCAGGAGGAGGTGTCGGTCCCGATTGCTGCACCTCCGGCTCCTGCACCTCCGGCGACGCCTGCTCCGAAGAGCCGCCGTGTGAAGGCTGCGGCGGTGTAAGCAAATCCCAGATGCGAGACGTAGGGGGCGGACGATAGACAATCATATCCTCATCAATAAAAAACACCTTTTCCGTTGTGGGGAAGTCGAGGGCCTCTGCAACCATCGTGCAGCCGGGAACGGGCGTCAGGGTGCGCTTCCCACAGGCCTGGCAAACCCAGACCTCGGGCCGGGCATTGACCATTTGAGGGGTGAAGATGCGGGTCTCGCCGGAAAGGCACTGCTCCAGGAACTTCAGGGGCGTGGTCCAACCCTCGTTCACGAAGCGGTCGAACACATGGCGAGGAAGCACGGACCAGATGTCTTCCCCTTTTTCCCATCCGTCCTCCTGGAGGAAGGTCCCAAAGTCCGTGTCCTGAAACCAGAGAACCCGGAAGTCGGCCTGGTCGGCCAGCGAGTGTTCGGAGAGGCCGACACGCTCGAGGTCTTCCGAATAGAGCCAGTACACAGTTGCGTGCGTATATCGAGGGTCACGTGAGCCCCGATATACTTCACGTCCATCAATCGTCCAGAGGTCCGAGACGACATCCAGGTCATGCTCGGTAATGTCCCGTGAGACATCATCGTAGTAGACGCCAGGAACAAGCGCAGATTCCATTATGGTGTAGGTTGATTTGGTTGTGCTTAGTCAAACGAAACCTTGACGGTGACCGAGTGCAGGCAGACCGACTTGGTGGCACTGCGACTCAGCTCGTGGCGCTTGCGACGCTCGCCCTCCTTCGGGGCGATGGTCGTCGAGCACTCGTCCATGTCCTTCTGGACATCATCGTAGTTCGTCTCGAGGTAATCGAGGACCTCATCCTGGATGGCCCACTCGAAGAAGTTGAGCTGGCCCACCGTCGTGTTCATCCCCATAAACTTGATACGGCCCCAGCGACAGAAGGGGTCGAACATCTTCTTGGAGTACGCCTTGAGGTGTGCTTTGTAGGCTAGGTAGACGATGACATGGCGGCCTGACTTGGTCATGTACGAGACGTTGTGCTTCTTCGCATAGTTGGTCACGAGCCAGTCCAGAAGACGCAGACTCATCTTCGAGTTGCCCGTAATGATATCCCGCACACGAGTCAGAGTGGCCTCGTTGCCATAGAACGTGGACAGGCGATGCAGAACGAGCTGCTCTTTGCTTTGGATATCCTCCATAGGTGGAGTGCGGTTGCTCATTGAAAATGGCTTACGAAAAAAGAGACAGAGAGTAAACATGGCAAACCCGCTGGACGAGTTTATTAAGCGTCGGGATGAAGGACTGTACACCATCCCGTCCAAATTGGACGCAGGCTATATTCTTTCAGACTTTGGCACGGACCTGGACGCCATCGAGTCGTTTACGTCCGAGCTTACGGGCATTGTAGACACGATGAAGGAAGAGCTTGCGAACGAGAAGCGCATCCTCGAGGGTACGGAGGCGCCGGTGTACACTCCCCTAACCCAAAACGAACTTTCGGAGACCGAGACCAAAGAAGACCAATGGAGGACGCCCTTACCGCATGGCTCCTTGACAATCGGCCGTATACACACCTCAACACCCGTCTCAAACACTTCATCCTGTTCTGCCAGGCCCAACAGCCCGGTCTCGGATACACCGTCCTTCGCCGAACGGTCTTGTCCCTTGCAAACCGGCTCTTGCTTGGAGATGTCGGGCGCCTGTGGATGCGTGACCGGTGCTACGAACGAGTGCTCCGAATGTACGGTGCCAACGACCAGCGAACCGACGCCTGGCACGCCAAACGAGACGGTATGATTACAGCCTCCGAAGTCTATCAAGTCTTGGGGTCTGAAGCCTCTCGCCGGGAGGTCATGATGCGCAAGCTCGAACCTCGGGCCCAGGGGACGGGCCCTCCTATCGCTGCCCTAGCCTGGGGAACTCGCTTCGAGCCCGTGGCCAAGCGACTCTACGAAGAGCGCACCGCCTGCAAGATTACCGACGTCTCGTGCGTCCAGCACCCTATCCATTCCTTCTTGGGGGCCTCGCCCGACGGTCTTATCGTCCCCGATGCCGACGACCCACGCCGGTACGGCCGCCTCGTCGAGTTCAAGTGCCCAATGAGCCGAGTCGAAAAGCCCGAGATTCCCCCGGGGTATATCCATCAGATGCAGATGCAGATGGAGTGCACCGGTATCGACGAGTGTGAATATGTTGAGTTCCGATTCAAGCAGGTGAACTACACCGAGTGGAAGCGCAACAGCCTGACCAAGGGCTTCTTCGCAGTCTACGACTCGGGGAAGGTGGTCTACGACGTCGAGTGTGACGACGAAGACTGCCAGATGATTTACTGGGTCCTCCAATCGGTCAAGCAGGACTTCGTGCCCAAGGACCCGGCCTGGTTGGCAACGGTGTTCCCCAAGCTGCGGGAGTTCTGGGATGAGGTCCTGGAGCATCGCAAGAACGGGACTCGGCCAGAAGAGAAGAAACTTCCTGCACTGGACTTGTAAGAATGAAGGTCTTGTATGTTGTCTTGGCGTGTGACGCCTACTATCCCACTCGATGCCAGTGGCAGAAGGAGACGTGGCTCTCTCAGGTAGAGCACCATGTCTTTTTAGGGTCTCGGATGCAGCCTGAGAAGAACATGGTTGGATGGGACACGACCGATGACTACCACAGCTGCCCACTGAAATACATTCACTTCATGCGCAACTTTGCTCTGGACGAGTACGACTGGGTTGTCTTCGTCGACGACGATACGTTCATATTTCCGAAGAGGTTGGAAGCCTACCTGAAGACGCTCGACGAGTCGGCGCCTCTCTACGTGGGGGCCATCTGCAACGATGGATGGATTTTTATGTCAGGAGGTGCAGGCTTCGCAGTGTCGAAGCCGCTGGTGGCCCGTCTCCAGGAGTATACGCAATCAACCGACCTTGTCTCTCTGCATGTCGCTCACTACAGCGACAATACGTTTGGCAAGTGGGTCCATGTTGTCGGCGGCGCAGAGTTCGTGCAGGACTCACGCTTCCACGGCGACTACAAACTTGAATATGGCGCCAATTGCTTCTCGTGTCATTACGTGCCCGAACAAGGGTTCCGGGACCTCATGCGTATCCCCAACAGTACTGGTACGGGAGAATGAGAATCTCCTCCTCGTGGTCCTGATGGACAAACTGAAAGCTAATCTGGTCCTCGATGCCACACTCTAGAATTTCGACGAGCCACTTGCGGCCAATGGCTTCGACCTTGGCCCCCTGCTTCCGAATGTTGAACCCACAGCAGACCCGTTGCGGGACTGACTCCTTGTACCCTGCCTTCAAGCGAGACTCGATGTAGGCATGATACTGGTCCTTTTCGACTGCATATTTTTCGTACTGAATGGCGTTTGTGTACTCGTCCCAGACACTTGTGTACGGCAGGAGGTGGCGAGTGAAGGCCCAGACAGCTCCCGACTCACGAAGGTCCTCGGCCGCCTCCAGGAGCTTCCCAACATCCGTCACTTTGAGCTTCGAGTCCATCCAAACCAGGTACTCGTAGTGCCGGAGCTCAGGGTAGTCCTGCGGACAGCAGCGCAGGTACTTTGATTGACGAGCGCCCTCATTTGCATCCGGAGAGATGGGAAGATTCACCCAGACCCGTCTCCACGACGTGTACCCGAGACTCTCAA